CGGACACTGGACTTTAAAAATACCGATGGAAGTATATTGGTAGAGCCGGGTATCTTTGATATTAACGAGCGTATGCGTGACGGGCGTTTCAAGGTGTTCGAGTCCTGTCTGGAATACTGGCGCGAGTTCAGGATGTATCATAGGAAACAAGGTAAGTTGGTCAAAGAAAACGATGATGTCCAAGACGCATGCCGTTACGGAGCTGTTATGGTAGCCCGATATGGAGTACCATTAGACCGTGGATATCGTGGTAAAAAACCAAAGGTAAAAAAAGCAATGGGAGGCAAATAATGAACAACGGTTCAAAGATTCCGCAAGAAAATAGATTCTGGCCCAAGGTCGATATTTGTGGAGATGACGAGTGTTGGGAATGGTTGGCAGGAAAAGACTCCTGTGGATATGGGCGTATGAGAGGAGACAATGAAACTTGTGCACATAGGATATCTTGGGAACTACATAACTGCACAATTCCAAAGGGTATGTGCATCATGCATACATGCGACAACCCAAGCTGTGTAAACCCGAAGCACCTGTTTGCAGGGACACAATCAGACAACATAAAAGACATGATTCAAAAGGGTAGATATGTTCCCACAAAAAAACTAAAGAAGGGTGAGATGTCACATAATGCTAAACTGTCTAAACTTCAGGTGAGGTCAGTCTGGTATTTTAAACTGTCTCTAAAGTGGTCACAGGCTAAAATAGCAAGACACTATAAGGTTTCGCCAATGGTAATAAGCAGGTTGGTAAACAACCAAACCCATAGCTATATGTACTAAAGGCACAATCATGGATGCAGGCAAAATAGTAAAGATGGCGGCAACGCTTGAGGCGCAGAGAAAGACGCTTGAGAACACCTACCAGGTGATTGAGAAGTACGTCAGGCCATTTTCAGGTGAGTTCTTCAAACCGTTGAACACAGAATCAGAAATAGACTGGCGCAGACGAGAGATATATGACTCCACCGCCATTGTCGCTGCCGACCTTCTGGCAGGACAGATACATGCCAATTTGGTAAGCCCGTCGGTCAAATGGTTTAACTTTGACTTCCGCGATGGCGATATGAAACGCAATGTCGAGGCCCAGAAATGGCTAGATGGCTTAGAGGATATGTGTTGGCGCACCTTTGCAGACTCGGACTTTAACCTACAGGTGGCAGAGTTCATTACCGACCTTGTAACCTATGATACATCCTGAACTCGCGCCAGTATTCCAGACAGGACTCGAACACCTTGAAACGCCCGTCACGCATACGCTCGTTAATATCAAAGATACCCGGCTCTACCAATATACTTCCATCGGTATTTTTAAAGTCCAGTGTCCGATTTACGGATGGTCTTGCCACTGCCCTTTTCTGTTGTATCGATATCGTGCGGGAATACGCAAGGGGCAAATGACCACATCGCATTAGCAGCCGCAGCGTGGGTGGCGGCATTCTCACCTTTAACCGAATAGGTCCGTACTACATATATAGTGTCGGACTCCATATCATAGGCAAGCCAGACAATAGCGGTTGGATGATTAATACCCAAATCCATTGCACGGATACATCTAAAATAAGGTGGTATCTTAAAGTCCGGTATTGAAATACGCGATTCCGCAATCGGGTATACAAGGCCTGAACCAAAGAACGGTACGCCCTTTGAGCGCATTTCCCGTTCATGCTCAGGGATACTTGAAAGCATTTGTCTTTGAATTTCAGGAGACAGGTGGGGGCATTCATCCCAGGCCACCGGGCCAATCAGCTTTTGAAAGTCCTCCCTGTCTTCCATAAAGTCTGTCACCAGACCTGTTGCGCCCAATTCAGGAGTCAGCGTGTAACGTAATCTTCCACCGCGACCCAGATTGCCGTGCATTGTTCTGATAACCAACTGCCCGACCAAATCATCAGGAGGGCATTCGTCAATCCAGATAAGGTCAATGTTAGCCCCTGCGAATGACAAACTCGCCGTACCCGTTTTAGATGCTGAGTACGCACGTAATGTGACTGTCGATTTCCCATACTTCCCTTTTACGGTAATCCTTCGGGCAAGTCCTGTTATCTGCCCTGACCACTCTATTCTAACAATCTCATCGGGATGTATCCAACCACCGGAAAAATGCTTGTGTTCTGTGACCATGCCAAACAGTTCGGTTTGTACCACGGTCTTTAATTGTTCGTTATCCACGCCCATCGCCAATACATAGGGTGCGTGTGTTTGTTTAAATCCTGTCCACCACTCAGGGTAATCGCCGGTCATATCGCAAGCTGTCTGGAAACCGGCACTCATAGTATTGTGGGTTGGTATAAAGTCTTTTGTCAGATATAGACTGTCTTTTGCATCAACTGATATGCAGGTTGCTTCCATCGCTCCCACATACTTAATAGATACTATCTTCGTTCCTCTCGCAACCTTGAACTTTGAAAATCTCTCATGTTTTCTCTTTCTATCAAGTCTGAATAACGAAATAGGATGTTGATGAATATTTACCCGCCATGAGTAGTGCGGCTTATTTCTGTAAACGCCCTTCTTTATCTTCAAGGTTGCCGACATACCAAGGCTTCTTGCAAGCCACTGAACATCTTTAGCTAAGACCTTAGATACAGAACTGAATGACCTTCCTCTGTTTTTTGGCGATATGTAGCCATCGGTGTCCATCAACCCCTGTAATACAGCCAAACGGTTTCGGCGTGAATTAAATTTATATTCATCAGGAACAAACTTAGTATGGCTGCCATGCCCATGAATACCAATCGCCATCAAAGCATCTTTCAGGAAGTTCCTGGCAGTGCCGTTGGGTCTGTGCATATTGGTTGAGAAGTGGTATCCAATCTCGTTGCGGTTTACTAAATCACAATTCCATAGCTTTGCTTGTTCAGCGCAGTAGTCAATTGTCTGTTGGTCAACTGTTGTTACGTTAATGGTCGCTTGAGTGATGCATCCATCGCCAAGCAGAACACCAACAAGGTAAGGTTCAACGATTAGTTCCTTCTCAATAAATTCAACGGCTGCCCTTGGTCTTGGATACGTTGGAATTTCAAGAGAGTTACTTAATTCATTTGTTGTGCGTATTTCCTGCTTATAGGTATGCGTTAGGTATCTGCGCTGTACTGCCCACAGGTGTTCCCCATCTGCCCTTGCTGACGAACCATCCTTAAATGTTATTTCATATATCCTACGAAGTCCTTGAGGGAAAACGCCAGTGACCTTGACGGGTTTACCGTGAGAACCAAAAACAAAATCACCTATTGCAATCTCACCCATCGTAGTGTAACCTGATGGAGTTGGTATAAGCTCTTGATTTGGTTGAGATTTCCCGGACCTGTTGGCTGCGAGTGTCATTATCTGGGGTTTGAATGAATTGAATGCATCCTGCTGCCACGGATACCAACCAATAGGGAACTCGCGCTTATGCGTCTGCTTATATGCCCTTATATCTTCTTCCAGTTGAATACGAGCGTAGGCACGTTGTAATTGGGCATCTGATATTTCAGCGTTCATAGGGCGTATTGCTCAATGGAAACTGAACAACCTCATTAACCTCATATAGTTCCAGTGCGTATTCGTCAGGTGTTATTCCTTCAGATTCGCACAAACCAAGATATTGTTTCTTTGTCATGTGAACCATTCTGCCTTTAGTGGGGATAGCGTGTTCATCCATCAGCTTTCCTGCGGCTACTATGTCATCCCATGTGCATTGGTCACCTGGTATTTCAGCGTTCATATAAATCCGCTGACCTATCCCTACGCTCACCCCTCAATGAGTCAGCAGTTTCCTTTCTCGCCTTGTCTATTTCTGCTTCCCTTTTCTCATACGCCGCGGTCACGGCGGGAACTTCATAGATATGTCCAGTTTCAGCATTCACAAACTCACCGCACCAATGGTCTACAGGGTCGTATACTATCTGACCGCACGGATAGCGGTAACAAAAAAACGTAGGCCCATCATCGTTATCATCCCCACGCTCCAGAAACGTACAATTTTCACAGACCTGACTCATTCAGTTCTTGCCGGTTCCATGCCCAGAAACCTGGGTTGATGCGCCTGTGTCTTTATCGTGTTGGTCGAGCAGGTCAGTCATCTTCTTTACCAGAAAGTCCATTTCATCTGTACCTATACCCCTGATTGCGTAACTCATGTCGATATTAACCTGGCGTAGCTTCTTTAATAGTTTATCTGTCTTCATGTTTGTGTCCTTTCTGATGCGCTATACTTTTCAAGTTCCCATTCCCATGTCCACGGTGTTTTAACATCACGCCACTCTCTACTGTGTATATGTTGGACTTGTTCCAGACCACAGCGGCATTCACGGCAGGTAAATATCAAGTCACCCTCCTGCTTTTTGAACTCTGACCAGTAGTGAAAGTGAACACCTTTAATTTCCAACCACCACTTGCGAAACAGGTTCATCCGTGTGTCCTTACAAGTATTACAAATAGGGTCAGCAGGGTAGCCATCAGGATATTAAGTCTCCATCCATCGGGTAGTGTGGTCATCTTAGGTACACATCCAAGTATGCGCCGCCAAACAGAATCACAACCCAGAACGCGATTACAACCCAGAACGCAGTATTTTTTTCCCAAGCCTCTTTGTTCATTCCGGTTCCTCAGTGAAAGCAGGGTGTTTTTCTTCAGGTGTTTGTGGGTCCACAGCTTCCTTATCCCCGAATATCCTCTCATACCCGGCATCGTAGTTATCGATATCCACCTT